TTATGAAGAAAAGAAATCGCGACGAAAATTTGCTATCTCTTGTTGATAGTAACGCTGCCAGTCAGATTCAGACCAACTCGCGTGGCTGGTGGCTCTTTGTGTTGCCAATCTGGATTCGAGCTGTTTTAGCTCGGTTTGATAACTGCGAACTTGCTGCTTTTGTTTTGCTATTTGTTGTTCACGAGTGCGGATTTGTTTCCTTTCTTGTTCCGACAGATAGTTTTTCTGCAACTCTTGAATCAAGGTTTGTCTCTCGATCCCTTTCATACTTACAGGGATCAGAGCCACCGCTCGTTCATATTTTGTTTGGTTGCTGTCTAACTGACGGCGGAAGACCAAAAATAAAAATCCGGAAGACCAAAAATAAAAACAATATGCAGCGTTTTGATGTGAGATTTGGCGGGATTTAACGGGATTTAGTGAGACGCGAGAGCTAACTCAATAGCCCTCATCTCTAGTTAATTTATGCCTGTAGTTCCCACAATTCCCAACTTGTACCTCCAGTGCCGCTGACTAAGCCTGCACCATACGCATACACATCTATAACTACTTGCGGCGTGCCACTCCAATATGTCACTTCTCTTGGTTCACCTTTAAACGACCACCAACAGTTCGTTGGATCGGATGATTCAGCAGTGCCATCTGATAAAATGTTAACTTTGAATCGCCCTGTATAGTGTTTGCGAGAGCTTACTGAGTAGCCTGTTTCTATCGTCCCAGCCAGTACTCCTGTCGTTCCATTCTTCCAAGGGATAGAGCAACTCCCTGATGCAACCTTAACCCAATGTAACTTTTCATCATCAAGAGCTTCTTGAGCTTTAGAGTTCACTAGACCGAGCGCATACTCAGACGCTGCTAACACATGACTGGTTCCATCGATTTTATCAGACAGCTTAGATAGGAAGTGCTGCGCAGTACGAAGCGGTGACATCCAAACGCCTGCGCTAGTACCTTCCTCTGCTTGTGCTTGCGTAGCATGCTCGTCATTGTGTAGGTATTGGGGAAATGGGTTGTCTTCGGTTTTGAAAGCGTCAAGATCGTCTTGAGCTGCATTGGCCAAGTCCGTCGCATTATCGGCAGTGTCTTGTGCGGCGTTAGCTAAATTTACTGCGTTATCCGCTGTGCTTTGAGCGTTACTTGCTTTTGTGTTTATTTGGCTCAGTGCATATTCACTTGCTGTGTAATCCGTTCTCGTGCCATCTAATGCGCTTGAAATGCGAGACTTTAACAAAGCTAAACCGGAGCTAGGATTCAACATCGTTGATGTGTCAGTGCCGTTGATAGCTTCTGCACTGGTTGCAAATCTTGCTACACCTGCTTTAACGCTAGTTGCGACACGTTTAAGCATCTTTGAAATAGTCAGTATTTTAGAGTCATCAACACCAGCTTCAACATCACCGTCATTGATAATTTTGGCGATGCCTGCTTCAGTCTCGGTTGCGTAAGGGACTATAGGGCTTACTGTCACATTCACAACATCAGCGTTCTCTAGCTCTGTGATGTTCTCAACTTCTAGTTGAAGGTATTCTGCGCTATCTAGACTCGGAATAAGAGACTCTGGATACGCGCCATAGATAATCATATCGCCATCTTCATCATAAATGCCATATTCGCGCAACGTCTTTTCTGCGGTTGCAGCCGTAGGCTGAATGTATGAAATGACATGAATCAAGTGCCCCCCTGTAGATGCGTCATTAATTGCTACTCGCGCAAACTCGTTCACCAGTTCAGTGAAGGCCGAGTTTGGTTCTACGTATGCGCCATTCGAATCACCGATGGCCATCTCGATTAAATTAATCGTTTCCCCAGCGTTGTAGGCGGTTTCGATTTTGCTGATACCGACATCGGTAACATATGAAAAATATTCAGTCATTGTTTTACCTGTTTATCTTTTTATGTGGCTTAGGCGTCACTCGTCCAGTAACGCCATTGTGTGCAGTCGAGCGGCGGCTTTTTCTTCTGCAGTTGCAACGTGTTCACTTAGCTCGACATCAACGGTTTGTCCTATTCTTGCTGTCAGAAAATCATGAACAGGAATGCCCTCGTCACTGATTTTTATGTAATAGTTACCGAACGTCAGACTCTGACTAATGCTTTCCGATTCATGAGTTAATGTTATTGTTACTCCGTCCCAATCACGCCATTTCGGCCATTTGGCGTGCGAACTAAAATAGGCAATGACATCAGATGATCTACGTCGCCAAATTAACTGCGCTTTCTTACCGATTGACTCAACTGGCTCACCGGAAGGCCAGCTATTTGACGAGAATTCACCGTAGGTATCTTTGTAGTCGGGGTGTTCTGGTGAATACAAAAAGACACCGACAGACGTTAATGAATCACCTCCGAAATACCCTTCACCCACGACGATTGAAAATCGCTCATAGTCCTCGATAGACTCAAGAACGACTGAATCACTGATGGCGGCGTCTTCGGTTGAAGCTGCGGTTATTGTCACTGAGCCAGATGCGACAGCGCTGTAATTACCATCAGCATCAATGGTAATGATGGATTCATCTGAGCTAGACCACCCAACCACATTTGGCTTATCCAGAGAGTTGACGGATGTATTGTCGTTGTATGAAACCGTCGCAGTTAATCGCCCTGTATCACCCGGAGCGAGTGACTCAGGAATGCCTGAAATAGCAACGGACACAGGGACTACGGCTACATGAGAAACAACCAAACACTCGGCACGAGAAATGTTATTGAATGTAGAGATAGCATAAACGCTGGCATTGCCTTCACTCACAAATGAAACCAGACCAGCCTCATCAACGGTGACGATAGAGGTATCACTGGACTCAAATCGAACATCATGAGTTGTTGAACCATCGCTCATTTGAACAGTGGCAGATACGTTTACTGGCTCTCCTTCGTAGACGATTATGCTCGTCGGAGATATGGCGATGCCAGCAACATGCAGTGGAACGGTATTGGTTGAGGTCCATCGTTTGCGACTTCGAATGACTGGCGTAGCATATGCAGAGCCTAAACTTGGGTCGTGCTTGATATTGCCCTTCCAGTGCTGAGATGCTTGCTTGTTGCTTTCAGTGAGCAATATGAACGTATCGTAATCAGACTGCGCAGTTAGCCCTCGACTACTACTTGGCATCGCATCTATACGAAACGTACCTCGCACACCTTCTGGAAGCATGGCATACCAAGGCACGACAGTGGCGTCAAATAGTGATAGCTCAAGCGCGTGCTCAACGGCCCAAATCGTCCCTTTATACTTGCGCAGTATTAAAGCACTTGAAATGGACTCACGCTTTCTTTCATCACTCCAGTTGTCGTCCCATGCATCGACACGAAACCACCACGCCAACCACGGCAGAAATGACTCATGGACATTATCAATATCCATGATATTTACATACTTAATCACGCTTCGCAGAGAGTTGAACTCTTCTGTTGTAAGTGTTGATAGCGTTCTGATGCGAATATCTTGACGTAAGACTTTAGGTAGCATTGTTAACTCCAAATTTGATGGAGCCATGCTACTAAATGAGGTGATTTGCTTGCGGCTAATGACCGTTTTTAAATGGTATTTAAATACCATTTAAACAACGCAAAAGGAGTCCATTATGACAACTGAAAACACAAACAAACCATCAGACACTCAAATCGAATCAAAGCTTCCAGAGCTAACAAACCAACTCATCGCAACGTGTATTGTTGACCATGACATTTGCCCCTTAACGACACCCATTAACATGGAAGGTAAGACCGTAAATGCAGTAGTGCGTAAACGTAAAGCCGTCGTTCGTGACCGTGTTAACGCTGTGCGCTTTAGTATTGATATGTTCGATATCGAGCTGGCTGACGCGGTACGTGCGTTTGTAGCCTCTCAGATTTGTGGTTTCGGCACGCTTGAGATCGAAACTACTACAGAGACAGACAAATCCGGAAAGGAACAGACCATTGTTAAATCTGCCAAGCTGGTTGAAGGCTCAATGGTTCCAGTTGGCGCTGATACATTACTCGATCACATGGGCATTGGTGATTACACCAACGTGGCGTATTTAATGGGAAAGAACTAAACCTTGCTCGGATGAGCAAGAGTGCTTTTGATACAGCATTTGAAGCGCTAATTCATCGCAGAACAGGGATAGTTTCAGCGTCTGAGCTAATGGATATGACGTGGGCTGAGATGGCCTACATGATAGAGAGATATAACAATGTCAATAAGCAAAAACGGTAGCGGTTATGCATTGGAGCTGGTCGTTGGCATTCAAGACGAATTCTCTAATCAATCCAAAGCCATCACTGAAAGCACTAAAAAGCTGGAGAAAGAAGTCAAAGGGTTACAAAAGACCACCAGCGATATCAGTCAATACGACAAATCCAAGACTGCATTGGAGCAGTTGGAGAAGCAGCAACTTGACGTCAAGGACGCTATTGAAAAGCAGAAAGATGCCCTCAAAAAACTAAAGAAGGAATCTGGTGAAACGGACGAGTATAAGCGTCAGCAAAAAGCGCTCCAGCAGCTACAAAAAGAGGAACGCGATACCACAGCGCAAACTCGTGAACACGAGCGCGTCATACGCCGCTTGAAGTCGTCCCTGACGGATGCAGGATTTGATGTGACGAATCTTGCTAGTGATGAGAGCAAATTGAAGGCTCAGATAGATAAAGCCAACAATGCGATCAAAGAGCAAACGCAGCAGGTCAACAAACTCGGTAGTGCTCAAGATAGAGTCAAGACCTTTGGTGACAAAATGAGTCTGGTGGCAGGCGGTGCAGCAGCCGCAGGCACGCTACTGTACCGAGGCAATGACATGCTTAAAAACGAGTTGCTGTATTCGGCTCGAACGGGTATGGACTTGACCGATGTCCAGTCAGCGGAGCAGCGTAACTTTCGCTCAGAGTTGGTTCGTAAGTATGGGGCCACGTCGGGTGATATATTTACCGCGCAAGCAATGGCTACACAGCAAGGTCTAGGGCAGCAAGAATCAATGAACTTAGCAGCGGCCTCTATTCAAATGCAAGAGGTCTTTGAAGATGCTGACCCGCAAGAAACTATCCGAGCAATTGCCAATACAGCCAAGGCATTTAACGTTAGCACAACGGAGGCTGCAAACCGCATCTTTGCCATTCGACAAGCGACGGGGGACGCAAATGGCGATTTGATGGATACGTTCGCAGAGTACGCGCCTTTGCTCGGCGACAAGATGTCACTCAAACAGTTTGCCGCGACGTTAACGGCTGGCCGTCAGGCTGGCGTTTGGAACTATGACAAAATCGGTGATTCGTTCAAAGAGGCATTTCAAGCGCGATTCAGTGATGCAGGTGAGTTCGAAAAGCTGGTCGGTGGAGGAACGACTGTTGGCGCGGTGGAAGCAATAAAAGACCCCAAGCTTCGTGAGCTAATTCGAGGCAAAGCGTTTAATGTCCGAAATACAATGTCGACTGGTGGAGACGTTGGTGCGGCTTATGCGGAGTTTATGCAGGCTCTACTGCCAGCGATGCAGCTTGATGCTGGCGCTGTCAAACCAATTCTTGAGATGGCAGGAGGAACAATATACTCAGAGGATATCGGCACAAAGGGCGTCAAGGCTATTGCCGATGCAATGATTAATCCTGACAAACATATTAAAGAGTTAAACCTCAGTGATGTTGCATCAAGCGTTCAAACCGAATTTGAGGAAATAGCCAATGCTGGTAAAGCCGTCCAGATGGGTATTGATGCGAGCACCGGGAAGTTGATTGATTCTCAAGATGGATTGGCGAAAGTTATCTCTAAATTGTCTGCTGTTCTTACATCCGAAATGGGAGGTAACAGTGGCATTGGATTGGCTGGCGGAGCTATTGAGTTAGGTGTGGCAGCATTTGGTACAGCAGCACTATTTAAGAAACGAGGTGCCATTGTCAAAAAGCTACTTGGCATGAGTGATGTTGGTGATATAACGAAAACTGGATGGAAAGGCAACAAAGCGGCTCAATCCATTATTTCACAACGTGCCAAGCAAGCTGCGGATGTTGCAGCAAGTGTTGTTGAGCAAGGCCAAAGCATATCAAAAGCCACATCAGCAACAAAAAGTATGGGCAGCGCACTTAAATCCGCAGGCCGCTTTGGCAAGCGCATTCCGCTTGTTGGTACGGCAATCAATGCTGCATTAATTGGCTCTGACCTTGTGTCTGGTGACGACCGTGGTTTGTGGCGTGATGTTGGCGGTATTATTGGTGGTTTCGGTGGCGGCGTATTAGGCACGATTGCTGGCCCAGCAGGAAGTATCGCTGGCGGCATTGGTGGTACTTATGCGGGTGAGCAAGTCGGTGATTGGCTGTATTCAATGTTCAACGACACTCCTGACGTAAAACAGGTTGAGAATATGGTGCCAGCTCCACCAGCGCAACCAACGCAGCAGACACCAATGGCACAAGTTGAGTTTGTCTATTCTCCACAAATCAACTTGCAACCCATTGGTTCTAGTGACGAGCAGATTGCAGCGTTATCAGCAACACTGGTGGACGCACTGCGTAATGCGACCCCAGAGCTTATCCAGCAGCTCAAGGACACGCTGGAAGACACCATGACACAAAGCTCTTACCTAAAAAACTAAGCCCCGACAGGGGGCTTAGCTTCACTCCGAACGCGACAGCTACCAAGAAAAATTGCTGTGAATTTGATCAACTAAAACTTTAAGTTTCACTATTTTAACTTGCATGTTGGCATTTACTTGTATCACACTAATGCTAAATCGTATCTGCAACGTTTTAGGAAGCTAATGCTTAGACCTCAACCGAAGACCTCAGAGCTAGTCAACAACCTGATAGACTATATAAATAGCTATACGAAACCGAGCCTGTTTGAAATTAAGCAAATTGAACGGGAAGCTAAAAGATTACCATCAGCCCATGACACAAATATAACTCTAGGATATCTCTATGTTGCAGCCCAAGATTACGAGAAAGCTAAGGTTCAATTCAAGAACGCACTGACGTCAACATTAGCTAATGACTACACCATTTCAGATTTAGCTATGGCGTACACGCATGCGGGACAAATGAATAAGGCGAGAGATGTATTGGTTGGTGCTCTAAATCAGTATCCGAATTCAATTATTATCAACCGCAACTTGCATTTGATTTCTATTCGTGGCCTAGATATAGAAAATTACTTAACTACGTTAGATGCACTAACAAAGATGAAAACGAGCACATTTAACGAAACATATAGCCATGTGTTTGAGCATTTAATTCTTTGGCATTGTAAGCATGACGACATGATAGACAAGATAAAGGATGTTGGTAATGAAGTATTCCATATGGTAGAAAAATATCATTTGGCAATAGACTCTCAAGTCATGCTTCAACTGCCAGAAACAGAACACGTTTCTTGTATTTATAAGGTTATCTGTAAAGATGCTGAGATTGAAACCTTTGATCTGAACTGGGATTTTTCAGAGCGAATTGTTGACAAAGAATTGTTAGATGTACCTGTAGTTGTGAATTTCCAAGTTGTTCAATCACCAAGTAAAGCCCAAATTGTCACATCATGAGTATAAAACCTATAGACCTTCTAGGGTTTGCAAAAGAATTATTTGAGTCATCTAATGACGAGGTCGCTTTACGTGATTGCATTAGCAAAAGTTATTATTGCTCATACCATATTGTTAAATCCGCCGTTCCAGAACTTCCGAACTATTCCGGAGGAGTTCATCAAACTTTAATTGATTTTTTGAAGACTCCTCCCCCAGAGATAAAATGCCCCGATGTAATTAAGTTATATAGACGATTATCATATAGCTTGAAAGCTCAAAAAGACATGAGAGTTAAAGCGGATTACTTTCTTTCGGATAAAGTAGATAGGGAACAAGCTAAAAATGCCATTAGAGCCGCTGAGCGTATGTTAGAAATATGCGCTCAAGTAAATGACAGTGCAGCAGCATAAAAAAGAACCAGCGATATGCTGGTTCTTTTTTTAATGGATTGTTACATAATCCCGTCTAAGCACCTCCAACTCATCTTTCGTGAAATGCTTAATGTCATAAATAGACGCGCTATCAAAGGCGCTACAGAACGCCACGGCGCGATGCTTGTCGTCTAACTCTAATATCCGCAAGATACTTGGCAACCACTCTCCCTTGGTTAGCGCATTAAACCCGAACACCACATCATTCGGCAGACGCTGGAAGTCGAGAGGTGATCATTTCTCTAAACGGCTCCAGTTCTGACTGGCGTTTGACTGCCGCATCGAGAACACGCTTGGTCACTTTCACTTTTGCTGTCTTGGCCACTTGCTCTTTGATTAGCTTTTGGCTTTGGTCATATGAGTATTTCAGTACGTCTTTCGTCAAATCGTAATCGACCATGTTCTTAGCCATTGACTCTGGCAGTGCTTTCATCGCGACAACGGGTGAGCCAGTGAATTGATGTTCTTTCTTGTACGTGTCGTTTTCGTACAGCGTTGCCTCAGTTAAGTTTGATGATTTTCGTTTAATGCTATCGGGTAACTTTTCAAACTGTTTACGAGTAAGCACAGAGACTGTACCGCGACACTTGTGGTGATTGGGCGGATAGAACGTTACCCAAAATTCATCACTCTTGGGTTTGGTTACGCCGTCCAGCTCAGTGCACAATTCAGTCGTGCCATCGTCCATCACCGACACATAGGTCAGGAACTCGACCAGTTCATTATCTGCAATCTGCGTCCAACGGCCACTGTTATACGCCGTCATCATGTTGTTGCGATAATGCAGCTCTAGCCAATACGGATTGGCCTCGCTAATGCCTTGCGTTTCGAGGTACTTATCGAGGTTGTTTAATGCTTCACTTCGGCTTTGCCCATCCTCTATCGCTTTGATGTAAATTTTCTTTACTCGGTCCACTGCATCGAGACTGGAGATGTTTGCAATGGTAAACGCACGAAGCTTCATTGAGGCTTCCATCTGGCGGTACGTTTCGGAGTCTGTAGGCACCATTGCCGACATCGCATCGATAGCCTCTTGGAAGGGAACCGGTTCTACCGCGAGGACGATGGGAGCGTTAGATAATTCGATAGTTTCATCGATGCGCTTGAGGATGTGAATTTGACCGAGCAGCCAACTGACCATCATTGAATTGGTGTACGTGGCCACGTAGGTGGTCATAAATTTACTAGGTAAGTCATCGCCACTACGAATGGCGTTTTTCACTTCACTGGCGAGCTTATTCGCAGTAAAAGAAAGCGCCTCGTTCTCAAGGCGCTGCATTTTCGTTAAGTTGTTTTTTTCTTGCTCTGAAATGGATTTTAAAATAGACATAAATGCTTCGCCTCGGCAGGGTCTGACAATTCAATCTGCCTCGCCACTCAGTATGGTCTTCTTCATTTCCTTGAATCGGTCTTCATCCACTTTGATTCGCAAGCAGCCCGTTCTATTGTTGAGCTTAAATAGCCACGGGAAGAACGTTTGATTCATCGCCTTGAACACCATCTTCATATCCGCTTTAGCGTAAAAGAGCGCGTTGAGCTGGTGCGTCTCACCCATCGAGCGCGAGCCGTACTTTTGATTGCCCGTAGAGAGCGTTTGGCCCGTTAAGCGGTAAGTGATCTTATTGTCGATGTATTTTATCGTGTTTAAAATTTCTTCGACCTTGCCTTGTGCGCTTAACACCTCAATCGCCTTTACGCCGCTAAGCGCTACCGAGTCACCGTTTTGAAGTGGAGCTAATGCGTCGGCTACGCTTTGCAATTCACCATCGCCATTTGCGCTATCAGCTAATGCCACCACGTTGGGAATAGCGTACTTCTCACCAAGGCGCTCAATGTTAGCCCAGTTCACCCACTTGGTTTGCCAGATTGGCCAGAGCGACTCTAAGATGGAATGTCCATAAGGCTTATCGCTGGAGCGCTCACGAAAGGCCACTGCTACTTTACCATCTGGCACGACATCTACATTTTGGTACGAGTATCGGCGGTAACCTATCTGGCCGTTCTTGAGCACCACAAAACTCTCTGGTCGCTTGGCTTCACTATCGACGGGAATAATACCACTGCCATCTCTCGCCCATTTCAATTCGATTGGGTCGGTAGCCATATTCGGATGCGGTCAACATTTGCAGCATCAAGTCTTCCACGTCAAACTCAGCAAGCACCTCTCGTGCAAACGCCACATCAGCACTTGAGCCACCCTCAACGACATAAGGCACCTGCATGGCAAACGCTTTGCGCATATCAATGTCTGAGCTGATTTGGTCATCGAGCAACATGGCACGAATCGCACCGAAATAGTAATTAGATAGGTTATAGGTTTCCGTGCCGATTTCACTTGGCTGCGGATAAAAATCTTCAATGACGCCAGAAGGCAAATCGGCGACGAGGTTTGTGAATAATGTGAGATTTTTCATCTTTAGCTACCGCAGCTCCAGTAAATGTTGATGTGCCATCGGAATCACTGCTTAAACCGAGTGAGGCATTGAGCAGAGCGACAGCCGCTTCTTTCGGATTGGTTAGATCAAAAAAGTGATGCGCACCTAAGTTGTAGATGGCCATCTGAATCATAGCCGCAGAGAGCACCTCTTTATCATCTGCCGTAAAGGCATAATTAAGCTTGCCCACCTTAGCAATCACGGAATAGGCCCACGTTGCAGCATTGCTGCATGCATCGGTAACGTTGTGACCATCACCATAAACAAGGCTGTCATAGATTTGGTCATCGAGGGCGCGTTTCACGCCCTCCGGTGTCACCAAACCTTTCAGTTCAGTTAACGTCATATGACCCCTTACGCCGCCGCAATTGCGTCAGCACACCAACAAATCGCACCAACCACTGGCGCTGGTACTGGTTTGGAATGACCAATCATTTTCGCACCACTTGGATCATCCGATTTAATCGGCTTGGTAAAGAACGGAAGTGCTTTCAAGCCTGCATCCAAGTCATCAATCGCCAAGTAATAGAACGAGTGACCTGCTTCCTTATCAACCATGCAAAGCGAACCGTCAGGGAATTTTTGCTTGATTATCCACAGCGCCGCCAACCCATGTCTTGTACTTGCCCGACATTCGTTTGATGGTGTAGCCACCAATGACAATTTCAGACTCTTTGATTTGCACCGGGATGTTGCGAGTATTGTTGGAAGAGGCGATATCCATGATGTAACCGAATGCCACTTTGCCCGCATACGTTAGCGTATCACCACCGTAACCGCGATCTTCAATCTTCTCTTCCATGCTTTGCAGCAAGCTGAATACATCACTTAACTTAGTATCAGCCGATGAAAGATCAACTTCACCCGTTGCTTCATACGTTTCCGTTTCACCGAAGTCGATTTCAAAGGTTTCGAAACTGCCATCTTCAAGCTTCATTGGGTATTCCACTTTACCCGTAAGCGCTTGAGCACACATCGCTTCGATACCTTTCTCGACACGGCGAAGCATATTGTTATTTTGCAAATCAAAGTATTGCTTTGCTGATACCGAGCCGAGAGCTTTTAAGTTATTTAGCGTTGCTGCCGAAACAAAGTGCGACAAGATAAAACCTTGCACTTCAATGCTCTTGATTGCTGAATCTTCGCTCTTAATTGCAAGCGATGCACTACCACGACGAACCACAGGGACGTTAGTCAGCGTGTCTTTTAACTCACTGTATGGCAACGCCACATCGTTCCACGGAATTGCGGGACCAAAGATATCGTTGCGGATTGGCATCTTAACTGGCTTGCGCTTTTTGTACGCTTTCAGATAAGCGTTCCATACGTCAGGTTTTGTCCATGAGCGGAACAGGTCAATAACATTCATAAATCACTTCTCTTTTTAAATAAGTTATCAAGCGTCTTTAAACCGATTTTAAAGACGCATTAAATTACGCTTTGATGGACACAAACAGTTCGTCTTTTACGTCACCGACGTGCACCACGAGCATTGCGTCACCTTCACCTTTCGGCAGCAGTGCGCCTGTCTTGGCATCGACCTCAAACACAGAGTCGTCCGAGCTTTCAAATTCAATCTCAGCGTCTACTGGATTGGCCACTTGAATTGGTAGCTCATACGGCGCATCGATGAACGCATCCGTACCCAGTGTTAATTCGAGGTCGTAGTCCGGTTCAGGTAATAGAAAACCGATTGGCTCTGAGCCCTCCGGAGCCAGTTCTACGCCAGCAAGCAGACCACTATCGTCCTGTACAGCTTCACGAATCAGTGAGATGGCCAGCTCGTGCTTTGAGCCTGCGATATCTCCTTTTTTGTGAAGCGTTGCCGTAACGACCACATCACCAAAACCACGAATCATGGGTTTGAGTTCAGATGCGGTTGGGAACTGCAACACCGATTCATCTGAGCTTTTGAACGTCACGCGCTGTTCATCTGGATTGCGCAATACGACATCCATCGTCAATGGATGATTAAGCACATCTTCTGGTAGCGTCAGGGTTAACGCTGGCACAGAGAAGCCACACTGAACGGCCTTGGTTTCTGCTGTATCTGCTTCCACCGTATCTGTTACCGTGCCATCGATTACACCCATAGAAGTCCCTGCGCTCAATGATTCTTTCACCTGCTTCGCAGCTTCTTCTTTAGGTGTGGCCTTTAATGCGGCCTTAGCCAGTTCACTCTTGCCTGAATGCGCTTGACCAGCTTCAAGTAATGCCGCTGCATCAGCCATCACATTGGCAATCAACTTGTCGCGATTTGGATTCATCAGCAGCAAGCGAGAGTGACCACCCAGCAGTCGCATTGACTGATTGAGTTTTGTGAGTTTTGCTGCAAAGGTTTCCGTTTGATTAGCCATTACCATTCTCCCTCAGCCCACAGGTCGCTTAACGTTAAGTAGAACTGCGCTTCTGCTGTTAGTGCAGAATCATCAGCAAGGACGCAACTCTCGCGAACGTAGTCACCTTTCGCAAGGATGCTCACGGACGAGTCACCGTCAAATTGTTTGCGTGTGACAATCGCTAGGCGATGTGGCAGTGCCGCGCCTGATACTGCATCAGTTGGCAGTGTGCCATCCCATCGACCATCTAACCCAGTTGGCAAAATCAGAACTACATGGCCAACATCAAGACCTGTAACTGCACCAGCCGCAATTTGGTGAGGCTTCGGATTGCCGCCAGCAATAACGTTCTTGCCAGAAATCGTGGCTTCTTGTTGGAATTTCATACACCCTCCACGGGTTATTAATTAAGAACACTTACTCTGTAAGTACGGATTACTTACCAGCCTTCGAGGTCTGGAGCGCCTTTCACGTGGCCATCATCCGATAACTCCAAATCACCAAACAGATGATCGTTATCCGATACGGTTTGCACGTCTTCAATCAGAGCCTTGATTTCACCGAATCGAGAAGTGTCACCGTTAGCGCATAGCTCAATCGCATCTGAGTTTTTGATCATGGTGCGAACGCGAGCATCGGTCGGGATTTTGCGTGCATCAGCCAGCTCGGTTAGACGGTCACGACGGTCTTCACCCATCTGCTTTTGCATATCCTTGAGCGCTTCATTGCCTTTTTCTTTGTGCTCTTCGCCTTCAGTTTTGCCTTCTTCCTTTTTAGGAGCAGGCTGTTCAGTAGACTTAGGCTCAAAACCAAGCGCATCACCGAGCGCCTTCTTTTCTTCGTCTGTGCAGGCTTTTACAGCCTCAATCAATTTTGTGATGCTACCCATGATGTCCTCATCTTTATTTTCTTGTTTCTGTCCACCCACATTGGCGAACACATAAATCGCACCATCAACGCCTTCGTCGCTAAGATTCACAACGTCTCTAGTTTTAAGTTCTGCTGCTGGTGGTAATTGACCGAGCTGCGCGACATGGTGAAGGTAATATTCACCTTCTTTTCCCGGATGCGGATAAATCCCCACACTCTGACCTTCGAGGTACCCCTTATCTTCGTACTCTTCGAGTTCCGGTGTGTAGTGCTGCTCACAAAGCAGCACCGCTTCCCCTTTGTCGTTCTTGCCAACTCCCATAACCGCAATGCGGCCTAATGCCGGAATTTTATCGGCACCTTTATCTGGATGTCCTTGGGTGACAGGAGGTCGCGCATCAGGGTTATAGTTACGAACCACCGACTCAAGCACTGAACGGTCAACAGGTTTACCGTTGCGCTGTACCCCTTCACCCACAATTTCTAGCTTTCGTACACGAGGCATAGCAGTCTCCTAGAACGTGATGGTTAAGCCAGCGCCACCCGCTACATCTTCTGGGTAGCGAACACCGTTAACAAAGTCGAGTTCAAACACACGGCCTGACGAATCGCTGATTTCAATACGCCAGCAAGCAATCTGCGCGGTATACGATGCCTTCTCTTTGGTGTGGAACGTGGTCGGTGGGTTTTTCAATGTTCCCCACACACGAGTGACAATACCGTCAATCGTGCGTGTACCCGTTGACACATCAAGCGCTCGAACGTCACACGCCAGCTTAAGGTTGTTGATGTAATTGCTGTTTTGAGTCAGTAACTTCAAATCCGCAATGGACGTGTTATCAAACTCGACATTCACCGTGAGCGCTTCATAGTCTCCAGTCGGCACTTCAATATCACCGATACCACCAAGAGCGCTGAACGTTTCCATCTTGAGTTGAGGCTCTGCGGTCACACCTTTAATGCGTCCGATGTACAGTGTCTCCATCAACCACGCGACGTGATTGCGTTTGGTTACATGGTTTTCAGCCATTGTTATTCACTCCCGAATAGCTGTGCTGCGACGGTTTCAAGAGCCTCGGTGTAAATCTCGTGCTCAAACTCAATCGTCTGCATTGGAATTGGCGGCATGAACTGGCATTTGTATTTGATTTTGCCTTGCTTCAAATTCGCCAGAGGGTTGTCATCCGCATTAAGAGACACGCTTGCGTAAATCAAAGATGTGCCGACTTTGTTGCGCAGATAGTCATTAACGGTATCGCGCACCTTACCAACCACCATGCTCTGCAAGTTGCCTGGTCCCGTAAACATCGGCTTATCCAGAAACTGCAACGCCGCCGCTTCAATAGACTCTTCGATGATGTCAGCCGTGCGACGTACACACAGGAATGAGGTCACATCCGTGCTGTCTGGATACGCCGTCGAGTAGTTACCAAAGCCCATCCAGCCGCTACGATTAATCATCGTGTAGATGCCGTTGGCGTTGAGGTAGTTCACATCGCACGAGGTATCGCTTGGGATGTACTCAAGCTCAATGGACGGACCGACAATATCAACCAGTTGATAGTTAGACGGAGAGCACCAATAGCCTGTTTCACCTGAAATCGTGTCGCCAGTGCCGTTGCGGTCAACTTGAGCAATCAAGCCAGCGATGCTTGGCGCAAACCAATCCACTTGCGTTGAACCGTCTTCTTGCAGCACAAGTGGACGTGGCCAACCAAGGAAATAGCGCGGGTCACTGAATTGCTGCTTAAACGCATACGCTTCTTCTTTCGTGGTCACATCTTCTGGCATGTCACCAACCCAGATACCACGAATTGACTCAACCGCAGCCACCGCCTGAGAAGCAGCGCCAGTTTTGTGCAAAATGCCCGGAGCCAAATGGATTTTCGATGAGAAGCCAAACTTCTGACTCGCCTTGCGAAGTAGTGGCAGCGCATCAATAAATGCCGCTAGAAGCGCATCAGGGATAGCCGTCACCGTCACTTCATAGGTCAGCAGTGAGGATTGATAATCCGCATCACCGATTAGCTCTAACGTGATGGTCGCAACGCCTTCTGCCATCGGTGTAATTTCACCAGTACCGTTATCGACAATCGCCACGGTCACATCGCTAGACGAGTAGTTCACCGCAAGGTCATTTGGGTTTGATAGCACAACGGGTGTCGCTGGCGTTCCCGTGTAGACCGTACCTGTAGATGCAGACAATGTTGCACCGTTCGCGGCTTTCCCTGCGTCAGGATTGGTTTGTGCGACCGTTAACGTATAAGCCAGTGTTTCAGTTGCGGCGGCTTGCGTCTCGATACCAACTGAACGAGCAGCCTTTTTGCGGCGCGAGCTGGTTGCTTGCTGCGGAGCTGGGGCCGCTTCGGTGCCATCATCAAACTCAATGTTCAGTGTGATGGTGGTTTCACCTTCTGCTAGTAGCGTAACAAGGCCGTTCGCGTCCACCGTCGCAGCCGCTTCATTACTGGATGAATACGTAATGACTGCCGCTTTAGGGTTGCTCACAACCACAGGCGAGACTTCTGCTCCGTCATCGATGTAAGCCGTAGCACTTGCCGAACTTAACGTGACGCCAGAGGTTTCTGGCTCTGCTGGCGCGTCAGGAAAGTCAGCATCTTTCCCTAGTGGGATAGAGATAACCGAGTTGCCTTCAACGAACGTGTGGATGCGTTTTAAGCGCTTTTGAAATAGAGCCGTCGCCAAACGTGGCATACGCATCATCATAGTTGTTCGTATGATAAAGCTGCATTGGCTCTGCTTTTTCGGATGTACCCAAAATGCCAATAACGCTGCTCGCCACATCTGTAATCGTGAGCGAACCGGATACCGACTCGACGGAGTAAATCCCGTGAAGAAATTCATCTGACATGTAATGCCCTCCAAGAAAGTGAGAGCATTATGAAGTGGGTCAATAGCCTCTCGCGGCTAATGACCATTTTTTGAAGGTAGGATCAAGCGTTAGAAATCTCGAAATATTCACGCAGACCACTAACATTGATCACACATTGCAATCCAAGTCGAACGATACCTTTTTGTGGGTCAGCCGAGATGATAACGACTTCCTTCACGGTTACGCGCTTTTCGTACTTTGCAGTCTGTTCGACGATGGCCACTTGCAACTTGACCAACTCCCAAGGTGGCTTATCGAGATACGCTAATGCATCCGCACCATAGTCCGGTAGATAGATGCGCTCGTTTTTGGATGTGAAGATGATCATCGACAATGACTGGCGAATATCATCCAACAAAGTGGCGTTTCGTTCGTCAGAATTAAACTTGAGTGAGTATATCATTTGACACCTGTTTCAAATCGTTTCAAAGCCTATTTAAAAGCTTTTAAAAAAACCTTTTCGATAAATGACACCATTCAAAAATAAACGCCCTTACAATTCGATACAGGGCGTTTTACGTCACGTTATCGAGTCCGTTTAAAATAGCCCAAAAGACGACTGAGCAGCGATGTGCTTCGAACGCTCACTGCTGACCCCGTAGGACGGCTTTCTGCGTCGAGGTGAGTGTGCGTATCAACAGATACTGGAATGCCATTAATCGACGCAGTTCCGTTAATCTCCGCGCTACCAGAGACTTCCATGCCGTTCTGCATTTTCGCCACGCCACCTGAGACTGGGCCTCCATACCCAGCCGCACCGACCGTCCCCATGAACGTTGCAGTCTGCTGACCTGACACCGTACCCATCACAGAAAGATTGCCACCGATGCTGGTATTACCCGCCACATCAAGCGTCTTGCTAATCGTGACTGCGCCTTCAATATCGACATCAGAAACAATCCTGGTCTTATCGGGGCCAACTTCAATGGACGGTGTACCACCTTTGATTTTGAGCACGCCCGTTTGCGTGCTCTGGTCATACTCCAGCAGCGTGCCATCGTCAAACTGGACACCGAACTTGTCAGGGTTCGTGGTGTATGGTCTGGCGCTTGAGTTAACGAGCGAACCCAACACATAACCGCGCACCATTGAACCAAATGGCGGGAACAAGCACAGCACTTGCTCACCAACCGCCATGTTCCAACTTGCATTGACTCCTTTAGTTCGCGAGCCGACGACCGATAGCCAGTCTGATTCAGGAATGCGAGAGTTGGGAAATGTGACTTTCACCGCGACGCAGCTCACTGTCCACTTGACTGACCGTTGCCACCATCACGGTGCGGCGAAGCATAGTGAACAGCTCTTTCACCTTGTTCCGAAGTTGTTGTACTAATTCAAACATCAGTACATCCCTCCACGGGCATTACTCACCAAGCGCTTCAAGCGACCGCGCTCCCGTTTGGATTTTACGCAGAGCATTAGGCGTGGCCCCGCCAGCGAACTGCTTGGTCTCAAACTCACTACAACACATTTCAAGGGCGTCGCTACAGTCATCATGCCCTTTAGGGTGTTCAACGAGCTGCGATTTTAAAAGCAGTTGATTGGCTAAGAACTTGATATTGCCAGCTTCCACATCGGGAGAAAGTGATCTAATGCGTTTCTTCTTATCACCTTTAGGTCTGTAGCCTTTGATTGGCAAACGAACACCATAAGCTTTTGAGTAACGCAGTACTTCTTTTTTGTAGATCCGTTGAAAGACAACTTCCTCAAACAAAATTTTCTTAGGCGCTTTATTAAAGGTCTTTAAGCACCACAAGTATTTATCAACAATGCGATGAGCAAAGGTTAAGTCCGATTCTCGCCAGCCATTACAAAAAAGCACATAGTCCACCATCGTGATGCGGTTACGCGCCACAATCGCAATTGCACTGTAGTCGCCTTTTTGCAGCCCCGTAGCAGGGTCAACGGCCATCATGATGTCACAGTCACGAATATCGATGTCGTGATAGTAGAAGTGCTGGAACCATTCGTCTTTGAAGTCTTGCTCTTCTTGGGTTCGTGGCTTGTTCATCCACTCGGCCCACCAAGTGCGTCGCAAGGTTAAGCGTTTTTTCTTGAGTGCTTTTAGCGACCAGCGACTTGGGAATAGCGACTTACCTTGCGGAGTGATTGCAGAGAAGACCAACCCTAACCAGTCAGGCAGCATGCCTTCACGGATACGCATAAGCAACCGAGATGGCAAGTCATCGTGGTGCAAAATGGTGTTGGCCACCACAATGAGCATGCCTTGGCCTAAAGACAAAATGACCGAATCAAACCAATCCTCAGTTTTGTCTCGTACATCACGATTGTCTTTCTCATCATCTTTGATGAGGTCATCCAGAATGCAAAGTGTTGGACGCAAGAAGCCGTGCGTCGTACCACGCAGCGCTTGACCACGACCCACGCCTTCAACGGCATTGCCATTAGCAAGGACCAACTCGCTTTGCGTCCATTTTTTACCTTCCTGCTGACCGTAGTCTTCAATGATCAGTTGATTGGTTTCCAGCTCACTTCGAATCGCTGCAATGATTTTCTTGGCCGCAGGTGCGCTGGCTGCACCGACAATGACGTACTGCTCTTGATGATTCAACAATATCCAGAGAGGCAACGCTTTAGTGTTGCGCGTGGTCTTACCGTGGTCACGGGGTTCTAAGTCCAGAATACCATCGTACACAGCTTCTTGTGGCATCACGATAGAGCCGTGGTCCTCATGGGCCGTCAGGCTTTTAAATAGCGCTTGGTCACGCTGTGTCATCGTGCGTTTAGACACGACGCGACTCAATGCTTCTTGGTACGGCGCGAAGTCACAGGTAAACGCATGGGGCATGTACGTCTTGCAGAAATAAGCAAAGTCATGCTTTGCTCTGGCGCGGCGTTTACGTCTGGCTTTATCCGCTCGCTTACGTTCTGCCAGTGCACGTTTGGTTTCTTTCTTACTTGCGCCTTCAGCCATCTTATGCGCGATTTTGGCATTGGCCTTGTCGCGCATGTTTTCGAAGTCAGCACTATCGAGTCGTGAGAACGGCGCTTTCATCCAGTAGCTCCAGTTGCAATTTCAAGTATCGAATCTCAAGTTGACGATGCTCGATATTGAGTTCGAGTAACGCCTTTTGCTGCTCTTGGATGTCGCGATGCGCTAACGCCGCAAAGATAAGAACGACAAGCAAAATAAATGAGGCTACTTTATTCATCGTCTTATCCTCTGCGTTTCTTCTTACGTTTACGACCGTCCGAATCGATGCGAGCCGATTGAACGATATCAATCAACTTGATCAACAATTCAGGATGTTGGTCTTCCAGCACTTCGCGCAGTTCGTCTTCGAATAACTCTTTAGCGGCTTGAACCCCTTTTTGAAATTCAGTTTTAAGACGGTCAAGGTTAACTTGTGAATCAGAGAGACGCGCAATCGCACCAACCAACTGACTCACATCCTTGAATGACTTCGCGTCTACATCCAGCTCTTGCAACGTGTTAAAAATTTTACGTTGCATCACCTGAAGGCTCAGTTCAGAGATGTCGGTGTTTGGGCGGTCTTTAAATTCACTCAAGAACTGCTGAGCAAAACGGTCTTGCTCTTTTTGCTCAGTGATAAAGTCTTTCCACTTATTAACCTCGCGGCCCACACCAGCGCGGCTCACGTCCCATCCCTCGTCAATCAGCACCTCCGTGATGTCTGTTAACGTCATTTCGTCTTTGTCCCACATCTCAATGATGCGTTCGCTCAATCCTTGAAGCTCAATTTTGGATCGCTTTGCCACTATTACCTCTTGATATAACGACTTTTAGTAGGGTGACAGAATGCGCTAACAAGAGGCTTTAGGGCGGCTAATGACCATTTCGTGCAATGTTTTCATTGATAATTCAATCCAGTTTCAACGGGTTTTAAAGTGTGATGAAAGCGTTTTTAAAAGATCTCAATAACATGGCCAAGGCCGTGGATGGATTGCCAGCCAAGCTGGCTCCGTTTGGTTTGGAGTGCATTCGGGGATAATTACCGCAATGGACACTTCACGCCAAACAAGCCACTGACCAAAAGCTTGAAAAATGGCGGGGCGAAGCCTTTGTTCGATACGGGCGAGACCTTTGCGTCATTGACATACCAAGTGGGCGACGATGCTTACACATTAGGCACACCAAAGCTGCATGCGGCCATGCTCAATGATGGCGGCATCATCAAACCATTGAAATCACAAAAGCTCACCATCCCCGCAGACCGCACGATTAAAAAGCGCGTGGACGCATACGGGGTACGCAAGACCCTTGAAGGGTTAGAGCGTCAGGGCTGGAAGATATTCTGGCGTCCTAACTCCGTGATTGGTCGCGCTCCAGTGGGGGCCAAAGGCATTGGACGTCGCATTAAAACCAGCATGAATAAGAACAACAAAGCCTCGGATAAAGGCATCGCCTATGTGCTCTTTCTTCGAGCCGACAAAGTAACGATACCTGCACGAGAGTTTATGTATCTAAGTGAAGAGCAGCAGCGTGAACAAGCCGAGCTTGCGCAGCAGGCTATCTTGGAGGCAACGCGATGAGCGCACCCAAACTGCATCCAGAAAGCCTGACGGCCATCAACAAGTTGCGTCTGGCCATTGAGCGTTATCTAGGTATTACCACCATCGTTGAACCCAACAATGCAATGGCGGCAATAGAAGTGCGCATGATGGTAATTGGACAACAAAAATTCACGCCACTTGCTATGCCATACCCGACGCATTATGTGGCGTATGAATGGCTACTGCCTGTCACTATTTCAGTTCGCGCAACGGGCGGTAACGCAGGCAATGCGCTTGCAGGACAGGCGGCATGGTTGAACATGCAGCTTTCGAACTATCTGGAAAACGAGCTAATTGAGATCAAGAAGGTCACTCAAACGCTCAAAGTGCCAAAAGGCATGAGTCAGCGCGGCACCGCCAATACGCTGAGCATTGTTGGTGATGCAGAAATAGTGGACCCGCAATTTAAAGCCAGCGGCTTTGTTGGCAATAAAGAGCAAGACGACCATGAAACTTACGACGGCCCGTTCACTTACATCGAGAACTGGCAAGTAACGATGGCGCTCACGGTGCACCGTGGATACAACAATCCGCTCGTGAGCGAGATAACGTTTGATGCGTATGTGTATGACCACCTTGATGAACAAATCACGATAAGCAAAGAGGATACAGAAGATGAGTGAGACCACGCAGTTCTCTAACTGGGGCGGGCTTGGCAGTTTAGTATTCAAAGGTCGTTTAACCCCCCAAGTCAATGCAGAGCACCCGCCAGTTCCGCGTCACTGCATCGCAAGTGATTTATGGCTATCCGTTCCATCAGTCGCAAGGCGAGGATGAGCACACCATCTCTGTTGACATGCAGCTTCATAATGAATTTTGCGATTTAACAACGTGCACGCGCCAGCTTGAAGCGATTGCGGAAAACCAAGTGCCTCACGGCCTTGTGGTTGGTAACAAGGCGTATGGCACATGCTTAATCAAACGTATTGCTCAAACGGGTATGAAGACGCGCCCTAACGGCTCACTGATTAGCATCATGTATCAAGTTGAATTGGTAGAGGTGCGCGAGTGAAAACCATCCACGCCATGAAAGGCGAGCATTGGGAGCAGCTTTGTTATCGCATTTATAAACGAACCACTGAATCAATGGTGATGGATTTGCGTGAAGCGAATCGCGAACTGGCATCGTCGATGGTAGGCCCGCAGTTCGAAGGTGGCGAAGCCATCTCTATTCCTGCCATTGATATTCCGAGTGCGATTACTGAAACCGTGGAGGCTCCACCGTGGGCAAGTTAAATGTATCAGGTGTTATTAGTGTGTATGCCATCGTGAACTGGGCGGGTAAGAACGTCTCCGAAGCACTGAGTCGCTATGTTGCCTCACTATCTTATACCGACGTACTCGATAGCAATAAGGTTGGGACCGACTCGGTATCCCTTTCGTTATCAAATCACGATGGGCGCTTCTTTGATGCGTGGTATCCACAATCGGGCGACACGCTTGAATGCGGTATCGGTTGGCAAGACTCAAGCGGCAACCGTCACTCATGGATGTGGGGGAAATTCACTATCGATGAAGTGACGTTCCAACTTAACCCCAATCGCGTCTCTATTGGGGCCAATGCCAAACCAGAGGTGAGAGGCAGCATCGATAACGAAGAGAACGCCGTTTATGAAGACACGAGTTTTGTGGGACTTGCTGAACGTATTGCTCAAGAAGCAGGAGTAAAAGCACTTGTCGCAGAAGATGTGCAAGACATCCCTTATCCGCGCATCCAGCAGAGAGATGAAAGCCAGACGGCCTTGTTATCGAGAACGGCGAAAGACAACGGCATTCCCGTTGCGTTCAAAGGCAACATGCTGGTCGTGGGACAAATCAATGGCTCAACAATTGATATCGACATCACGCAGCGTGATGTGGTCACGGGTGCGTCGCTGCCTGTTTCGAAGCGCAGCAAATACGATGGCGTCCGAGTCGTCTACAACGACCCACTCAATAACACAGGCGGTGAGTACGAGGCAGGTGAAATCACCGATGGCGCAAAAGTGAAATACCTTTACCCCGCCAGAAGTGACCAGCGCAGAAGAAGCCAAGCTTTACGCTGAGAACTACATGGCCACAGGCTCTGGTGACGGCACAAAGCAAACCGCCACTGGCAGGTTGACGCTGGTCAATACCACGGTCACTACCGCAGACACCATTAATTTAATCAATGCAGGCAAGCTGCCTGCCAAGTGGAAACCAACCACGGTCAGCACCTCGCTGACCAGTAAAGGCTGGACGTCCACCGTTAGCATTACGAGACAATCATGAGCAGCAACCGATTCCCAACCTTGCCAGAGCCGGAGATTGTGACTCCGGATTTTGATGCGACATTGGCATCGCTCAAAGAGCGCTATCAGGATGCGACTGGACACTATCCTGGTATTAACGATTTAGAGACGCCGCATCTAGAGCAAATCGCTTATGAGAAGTGCGAAGCGATGGATGCGATCAACTATGAAAGTAAGCAGAATTTACCAGCGTTCGCAACGGGTCCACGCTTAGAGCACCTAGCTGTCACTGTCGGTGCGGGTGAACGCCTTGGTGAGTCCAGTGCCAGCACTGTGATTCAATTGAACTTCACCGAAGGTCATATCTCCACAGTCGTCCCGCAAGGCTGGCAAATGCTCGCGACCGATGGCGAGACAATTTTTGAATGCTTAGATGATCACATTGTCGATCCAGACGACACTACTGTGCTGGCTAACTTTGCGTGCACGACCACGGGGGTTGACGGGAATGGATTTATCGCAGGGCAAATCAGTACCATCGTGACGAATGACATTGATGGACTTGAAAGCGCAGCGAACGTCACGACGAGCCAAGGCGGTGCACCTGCCGAAGATGACGATGCCTTTGCATATCGAATCTGGCTTGCGCCATCGAGCTGGTCAGCGTGCGGCCCCTACGATGCGTATGAGTATTTTGCGCTGTCTGCCAGCTCATCTATTGCGTCGGTGTCTATCTGGACACCAGCGCCAAACGAAGTTTACATCAGCGCTATCTTACTGGATGGCACATTGCCAGAGCAGCCGATAAAAGACGCCATCCTTGCCGAGTGTAGCGGTGAGAAGCGCGGTGCCAATGGGCGACCTTGTAACCGTGGTGGATGTTACTGAAACCACTGGCACCACAACGATTGTGCTGTCGGTTTACAAAGACTATGCCGCGCTTGGTAAAACCATCATTGATACCGCCACGGAATTGGTGAATGCGGAGCTACTCAAATGGCGAACCACACATGGCCACGACATCGTTGTTCAAACTCTCGAATCCATTTGTAAGTCGATTGAAGGCGTGTACTTCGCCGAAGTGCATGTCTATGACAGTGACGGCAAACGAGATCAACAAAATTCAATCGCTCAACAAAACTGAACGCGCCAACATCACACTGACCTCTATCACGCATGTGGTTGTGGATGAATACAGCGCCACTAACTTTCAATAGGAAACCAACATCATGAAACAAGCAAAGCAAGCCGTTCTGTTGCTATCACAAGCAAAAGCGCTCATTACCAGAGCGCAACGAACCATGCTCACCAGTCACGTTAATGTCGTCAGCATTGCTGCACTGACAGGGCGTGCCAATGCCACGCTCTTTAATGGTCAAATGAATGAGGTGCAGCGTCAGTGCCTGCTTGGCTTTAGCATCGTTTATCAGATGCTAAACGCGCTAGGCTTTGCGCTGCCCGTTCAATACTTAGCGTATGTGCTTGCAACAACGTACCACGAGACGGCAAGAACCATGCAGCCGATTGAGGAATACGGAAAAGGCGCTGGCCATGAGTACGGCGAACCACACGAAATGACCGGACAAACCTACTACGGGCGCGGCTATGTACAGCTCACATGGTACGACAACTACTTCAAAGCCATGCGATATCTGTACTCTTTAGACTGGGCGAAGGGCGCAGTGGATTTAGTGAACCATCCAGAGCTGGCGCTTAAACCGTTCTATGCAGCGCAGATTGCGCTTATTGGCATGGCGCAAGGTTGGTTTACCGGAAAGCAGCTTTCTGACTACGTATTGCAAGACGGCTCTTACGATTACGTCAATGCACGTCGCATCATCAATGGCACCGATAAAGCCGAGACCATTGCGGCGTATGCCATCATGTTTGAAAACGCTCTGCGATTATCCGCAGGACAAGATATTCATCGTGAAACCATCAAGATTGGTGCAAGTGGTGACGACGTTCGCGAGCTTCAACAGGGTTTAAATGTGAACCCAGACGGCTTGTTTGGTAGTGCCACCAAGACCGCACTAATGAATTTCCCAGAACCAACACAACCTTGCGGCTGACGGAGTATGCGGCTCAGCAACGTGGGCAAAATTTGATAAAGAGATCTACAAGCTATGAAAATTTTACTGAGCGCAATGGCACTAGCAATGCTTTGCATGACGACAGGGTGCGTGTCGTCCATCATCAACTACCGAATCTCAAATGGTAACGCGGAATGTCCACCGCAAGTGATGGCAGATATGTCAATTGGTGTAAGCATGCACATCAATGAAAACGCCATTTGTGAACAACCGAAAACTGAAACAACGGAGGAACAACAAAGTGTTCAAAAAAGCCTTAGTAGCGGGCTTGAGCTTGATGCTCATCGTGAATCTGTCGGGGTGCACGGCCTTTCTTTTGTATATGCAGACGGATAATCGACATCACAATACAGGTTGCAATGCGGCCAAAACCGACGGTGACGGACTGAATTTGGGAAACCAATGCAAGGATAGCATCGACGAGCAATAAAAAAGGGCGGGAGTTTCATCCCGCCTTTTTTATATCAGAACAGACTCAACTGCTTTGTGCTTTCGTCCTTGGCTTCACCTAAGTCTTCAACGAACACGAGCCATGACTGAAGGCGCGTTGCAAAGAATCGGTTGTCACGAACGTAGCGATTGCGAGTCGTGGATGCGCAAGTGAGTGCGCTACTCATCTTCAAGATATTTATCTTTTTCTTCTTGCTCATTGTAATTACTCCGCAGCCAAAAATACGCTGCCAATTCGTGTGGCGTGTACCAGTTTCGAGGATACCCTAAGTCGCTTTTTATCACGGCAATGTCGAGTGGGTTATCAAAGCGCTCGTACAGTTCATTCGCTGGAATCGCTTTAGATGGCCACATGATAGTCAGCAGCTCTTCAAGGTCTTCCTGACACGTCACTTCAATAATGCGGTAGCGCGATGATAGGTGTTTACTATTTAACATGCCAACCTCACAAGCTCGCGTTCCAGCGCTCTAACCCTAATATCACTTCACTGATTTTAGTCCGAGTCAGCCACTTTGTCTGTTTGATGCCAGTCGTGCGATTCACAAACGCATCGAGCTGCTTGTCCACCAAACCGTTCCAGCCACGCTCTTTTGATAAAGCAGCAAGCTTGGCCCATTGCTGCTTGGTCGGGCGATTACCTTCACCATGACCACCTTCACCAGCTTTCTTGAACGTAATAAAACCCGCTTCGCGCAGCAGCTTAACCGCCTTAATCAACTCCTCGTCAGTCAAATCCTTACACGAGGTTTGCCCTGTATTGATGGCTAACCAGTTGCGATATTCATCATCATCATAGAAGCCCATGCGCTCTTTCAGTAGAGCTTGAACGCCTTTGTGTATCATGGCGTAATGACCATTGCGATTAATCATGATTGCCTCTCTATTGGTAGATAGAACTCAGGCCCGTACCACGCTTTGCCTGCCACTTTCAAAAGCAGCGCCTCAAGAAACGCTGAGCCTTCTTTTTCACTGAACCCTGCTTGCTTACGTAACTGCTCAAACAAATCGTTTGAGTCAGGGTTTAACGTAAACTCGCGTCGCTTACAGCCAGCCGCCTTACGGCGTGCTTTGGAATCTTTCACCCGTTCAGCGACGGTCTTGAGGCTTGGTCCGTGTCGTGGGCGACCACGTTTAACAGTTTTCATCCCCATTGCTTTTGTTTCCGTGAAACGATATTCATGGGTATTTGATCATGTGGTTAAAAAAACGTCTAGGATTTTAAGTAAAAAAAAGCCCCGCACTTGGCGGGGCTATCAATAAGAAATTGAAAATTAAGCGGCTTCAGTATTTAAATCTAAAGACTTGTAATATTGGTAAGCCACAGGATTGACGACATATTCTATTGTGCCGTGGTTACGCTCAACACTAGAAATGATTTGCCCAAGGTCAACATTGAAGAATTCTTTGCGCAGGTTAACCTTATTTACACGATATTTTTCTAGTTCGTTATGTAGAGCTTTTTCTAATGCAGGAGCATCGTCACAAGAAATCATGGCATGCACATCAAACTCAAAAGGAACGGACGCATCACCAAGTTCTTTTACGCGATCGAGTGGTTCCAGTCGTCGAGGTCATACCGACTTTATAAACATTTTCGCCAAATGAACCTATGTTTGAAATGACATATACATGACCTTGCTTGGTCAATTGAGCCATTGATTTAGCACGCTCATATTGAGCATGTACATCTAGAATTTGTTGTTCTAAGTCTAAACGTTGACGTTCCAGTTCTTCCTTGTACTGACCCTCTGCAGCAAGTAGTGCTTCTTCAATTAAACGTTGCTGTTCAGCAAGTTTATGTTCTTCTTCTTCAGCTTCACGTTGTCTACGTTCCAACTCGTCCTGACGTTGCTTTTCTTCACGCATTTGGCGTTTTAGCTCAGCTTGTTCTTCTTTAATATCTTGAGCTGCTTTAAGTTGGTCTAGTTTCAAATAGAATTCACAGCGAATAGCAGTCCAATCAGTGTTATTTTTTAAATTAAGAAACAGTAGATCACCGATTAAGTTGTTATGGTTTTCAGTCTCTTTCGTCAATTGTTCTAAACGAGTAGCATGATTTTTTAGTGATAGACCAGAGATTATCGTTTTAACTTTAGACTTATAAGCGGAATCAAGAAGTCGTTGAAAGGACTTATCTGCTCTTTGTTTGTATTTAAACCACTCAGCTCGTTCTATTTGGTGTTCCTGTTCTTTTTGGTTGATTGCGTTTTGGCCACGTTCTAATTTTTGTTTAACTTTTTGATCTTTCTCTTGCCATTGTTCTCTTTGCTTCTGTTCATTTTCATGCCATCGAGCAGATTGTTCTCTTTCAATTTCGTAGATGTTTTCCATTGCTTGTTCAAGCTTTAGCTCTGAACGACGTTTAAACCATGCATAACATCCACATGAAATTAAAATCAGTACAACAAAAGTTAGTGCGATTGCTCCCTTTGTAGTCAAGCCAAAATTGACTATCTGTGCATGAGTTTCTACAGCTAAGGCCATTGCTTTTTCAACTACATCAATAATAGTTTTTACTACCCATACAATAGCTGCGATTATTGCAACAAATATCCCACCATATACGTCAGATTTTTTCTTCGACACTTCATTTTCCTTCTTATCAATAAGTTAATTCAGAGAAATTCGAACATTCTATGCGCATAACCACAATGTTAGCATGGGTATAATTACAAAAAGCTGACAAAACAAAGCCCCGCATTAAGCGGGGCTTCTTGTCTCTACATTTTACTTTAATCAATGTTTTTCCATCATATCCTCATAGTCTTCCTGAACGTTTGAGCCTTGTCGATTTAACACCATATTTAGAGCCGCGATGTAACCTTCCTCAAACGTAGAGTCTGGGTACGCAGTTCCTTTTTCTGCAATCAGTGCTTCAGCCATTTCGACCTCACGCTCTATTGCAGAGCGTGAGTGGACTGAAACGAACAGACGTTCAAGTCCTGTCATAAGCCGTGCTCCTTTCGGTATTGCTCACGGGCTATCATGAGCTTGGCACGGCAACACTTCTTAAACTTTTTGCCACTGCCACACATGCAAGGAAGGTTTCTCGCAGAGCTTTTCAGGGCCATGTCGATTCGTGCCAAATCTTTAGCATCTTGGTTGGGCATTGTTTTGGGGCTTTTATTAGCGTGATGCATTGAGCACTTCCTGACAGTGGTTGTGAACATTTCGGATAGCGACAGAGACATTGTCTAGTCGTCCTGCTCGCGTAAAGTCTCGCTGTTGAATAGCCGCTTGCACTCGGCGCTCAATAGACTTGATGCTTTGCGCTGCGTCCCATGGGATATTGAAACTATCAACGATGATATTTAGCAGGTGGTGTTCGTTGAGTTTGATTTCTTCTTCTTTTTCAATTGAAACAGCAATCGACGACGTTGATTGGCATAAGTTCTGACTATCCGTTTGTAGCGTGTCATCGTTAGACTCCATTTCTTTTTTAAACATTGAACCAAGCGCTGTTATCGCTTTTGCTTTACCGCGAGGACCAGCAACAATAAAACCACCAGTTACCAACATGTGATACGCGGTATGACCAGTCCAATAGCCTGTTAGTTGATCTTTTAAATTCTTATATAACTGCGAACGCTGACTCTTAATAGGACCGTAACTCAACGAGCCAACCCAATAAGTAGAAAATAAATCATGGATAATTTGGTCGATTTGAGATGAAGCGACTTTAGGCATTAGCTGTAGTTGGCCCGGTTGCTCTGCTAATTCTTTTAATTTATCGAGAAATTTCGATGGCGGAACATTTGCACATGCAAATTGACGAGGAGGAACATTCAGCATCGGCATTCTTAATGACTCAACCGTCACGCTGCCATCGGCAACCGTTACTGCACAAGGAAGTCCAAGTGCGTCTTGATAATTCAATGCATCACGAATCGTTTTGATTGCGCCATAGTGATTTTGAAGCAGCTCTTCTGTCACAGCATCCAGACGAATAGCTTTCAGTGAATGCTCAAGAATGTTCAACGTCTCAACAAGCAATTGCTCTTGCGTGCCTAGCTGCGCGGATACGCTATTCAAAGCCGCATCAACCTCTTCACGGTTTGCACCAAGACCACAGCAGGGTGCTATAGCTGCACGTAGTTGTTTTATAGACATAGTTTGATACCTACTAGTTTCTTGAATTGACGAACCACTGATGATGCTTTGTTGAAATAAGGCCAGCGGTACTGGCCGTTTGTCGTGCAAATTTGGATAACGCTTTTTAGCTTCACGCTTACCCCAAATTTTCTCGACACTTGCGATGAACTTCTTGTCGTATCGAGCTTGAGTTTTCAGCATCCATACATCATCAATCACACTCGGCCGTTCTTTGGGTTTATCAACTTCGCCAATTTTTCCAAAGTTAAGATCAATCCACGCGCCTTTGATTTGGTCATCAATATAAACAACCAGCTTGCTTGATGATTCGGTTTGGTACTCACGAACTACCGATATCTTGTGGTCCTTATATTTAAACGAAACGTTAGCAAGGAAACATTCAAGCTGACTTTGAACATCTGCCCAATCAGATGCAGTAAGCAGTTTAGTTTGTTGAGACCCCATTAGTAACCACCTCGCATTGCTTCTTTCACTGCCTGACGACGACCAGCACGCCAGAAGCGCTTGCCCATTCGACGCCAATTTGACGGAAGACGCGCCATGATATTCTTTACGTCTTTAGTGCTTAGCGGCATATCAAGAGATGCGTAGCCATCGCTTTCATACTCATCAGCAAGATAGGACTTGATATATTGCGTGGTATTACATTGCGGACACGGAATATCACCACCATGATCGAGATATGAATTACCAGCATCATCAACACCACCGCTATCCAAGTCCCACAGATAGCCATTACTGCAACAAGCATCTTCGTACCATGCTCCAAAATGACTACCTTGATAGTCACAGCCAAGGTTATTTTTCCTCGCCATTTTTAATTCCTTAAATCCGGTTTAAATAATGTTTTAACGATGTTTAAAGCGAGCGAAACCAAAGCAGGAAGGCTCTATAGCTCTGCTCGCTGTATTTAATGTGTTATTTACTGAGTGGGTTTATTTGCTCGTCGTGAGCTTTTTATCAGCACGTTTGATGATAGTGCGAAGCATGGCGATGCGGGTCATTTGACCGGGTATCATGCCAGTACGCTTTGGCATCGGTAATAATGTCAACGCACGCTCAGCAGCCTCCTTTGCCATTAGCGGGTTTCGATGCAGGACGAACTCTAATGTCAACCTAGCATCGTCAACACTTGACTCGATCAAGTCTCGGTCGATTCGAATTACAGTGTGCTTTGTCATAACGACTCCTTAAAGCTTCGCGAAATTAAGATGTACTTGTTGGTATTCACCTTGCTCATCACGTTCATAGAAGTTGAAGTAAGACTTGCTACCGATAATTAATAGAGAGTCACGCGCAGCGTTCTGAGCTTTTACTAGCGTTTCATCTTTGAAGTCTTTGCTGATAAAGCTGATAGTGTTTGCAATGGATGCATCCTTTACAAAGAAGTCTTGAACAGCAATCAACATATCATGCTCTAGCGTCTCTTTTTTCGAATCGAAATACTGACGAGCTAACTCACGCGCAGCATCATGCTCTGGGCCTAACGATTTCAGCTTCTGAGTTTTGTAAGTCATTTTGTACTTACCATCGAAAGAGAAGATCGTCACATTGTCACCAGTGCCTCGGGCGTGCAATTTCGTACCGTACTGGTCAAGCATCTCAACACGGAACTCTTCAAATGCTTTGACGATGTTTGCTTTGAATTGAGCAAGCTGTTTGCGTTGAGCTTTCACTTGTTGCACAAGGCCCGTTACAAATGCGTCTTTACGCAAATCAGAGGCCGCGATGTTGCACTTAGCAATAAGGTTGCCTTCAGCGTTATACACAAAGCCTTCTGGCGCTTCTGGACGTGTTGCTTGTTTAGTTTCAGTTGTCATGGTTATTCCTTACTTCATTGTTAGTTTTTGAGATTCCACGACCATTTACGCCGTGGTTTAATTCAGCTTGTTTTCCGGATGCATAGCCGGATGAAAATGCGTTATCTGCGCCTCCTCGCGCTTTCTTCTCAGATGCAGAACGAACGTCTAGAGTCTTCAACTCGCCATTCTTCTTGCTTTGAAACTCTTTGATTTGAGTTGATTCATCATCACTCAATACCAGTGCGTTAACCTTTGAACGTACCGCCGTTACCCAACCTTCACAGAACAAGTCAGCGCGTGCTGTTTTGGTGGTGCGTTTAATGCGTTTATTCAACGTATCTAAAAACTCTTTTCGAGCTTTAATCAATTGACGCTCTAATACCTCATACACATAGGTTGCGACTTCAGGACGTTCATTATGTCCAGTGAATACCACGCGATGTTTACCATCCCACGAACTTGTTCGATGCACATGACATCCGAATGATTCAGCAACCAACCACACCAACCCAGAAAAATAGGCGGCAGGCTTATTGGCCTTTAACTTTGAAAGCACGTCAGCTTGGCACACGTCACTCAGCTCTGGTGCGTGAGCATCAAGCCCAACTTTAGCCATAAGCTTTTGCGCTTGAGATAAGGCATTAGCCGCTTCACCTTCATGAGTAGAACGAGCAGCTAAGCGGAGTAGCTTTTTAATGCGCTCGATAATTTTTTGATTGCTCATTGGCTCATTCCGCAAGTTCAACGACTTCGGTAAAAACCGCAGGCGAATTAGGCTTGAGAGTGATTTGAACTTTATGCACCGCGACTAACTGACACATTGATACTTCTAAGTCCTTGCTATTTGCTGCGCCATTCACAATCAGTCGACACACAGTATGACGAAGGGTACACATATGCTTATCTGCACTTGAGCCAGCGAAGTCATATGCCTCTTTCCAATGCACTAGCGCAGATTCGTAATCGCCAAAGTTTTCTGCCATTACTGCTGCTGAAAGGCGTGTGCAAAATGACTCGTAACCACCACGAATAGGTGGATGAATTTTTTGCTTTTGATTGCTCATGCTGCAATGTCCTCTTTAACTGAAAGTTGATATTCACAAAAATCGATACGAGCTTGCACCCAGTGACGCTCTGCTGCGTTCGGTACGTAGATACCAGCCGTTTTCCAATGGCAAACTGCCGCTTGATAATCCCCTTTACGTTCCGCTTCTGCTGCATCAGTTGCATGCATGCGAAACTTGTTACGACTTGCTGTTGTTGCCATGTGTTTATGTTCCTTTATTGATTTGAATTAATGTGTTGGTTGAGCCTGCCAAACGATTAAGCTGCGCCCGATTCGTAGCGCATTCATGAGCGTTCCAATGCCATTCTTAACTTGATAAATATCAAACGGCTTTGCGTCACCAATCTCTGCGCGTACGGCTTCTTTATCGAGTAATAATGGGCGTTCACAAACCAAGATTTCAGAGCGACCCATTTGTTTACGTTGGTCAACCCAAGAGCCTCCAAGTACCACAACTTGCTCTGCTAACGACATGTGCGTAACTCCTTAGTTAGTGCTTTAACCCTGACCTTAGTAAAGCGGGGTAAATTGATAATTCGATTGATTGCAACGGCTTCTTCCCATTCGGGGAAAAGCACTTCATATTTTTTTGCACCCGCTGGTGCTCTTGGTTTCGTGGCGTAATGGCATGCGGAACATAAGCCATACTCTTTAAATCGCCATATTTCCTTTTCCGTAAGGCATTTAAAGCAAGTGCAAAACAAAGGCACTGAACCAACGGAATAGGTGCGGTATTTCCTGTTTAATACGCCGCGCTGCCCCATCTTATGCATCGTCGTCTGGACGGCTGGCTCACGCCCCCCTAAAGCATCCTCAACCTGCTTAATAGTTGCAGGACCATGTTGTTGAATGTGCGCCAGTATTAACTCGGATGTTCGTAAATCGCTTTTCATAACGCCTCACTTAATCGTGTCAGTTAGATATCCAATCGCTTTTTTAAGGTACATTTCATCAAGCGGTTTGCTTGCCGAATCAGCCAATGAACAGCCCATTTTGATGGCATCACAAAGAGTGCGCAGTTGACCGTTGGTCTTCGGGATAACCTTGCGAGCATACGCAATCATTGATGCGTCATTGATACCCCAAGCATTCATGTATGCTGCAATGTCATCGGCGCTTGATGTCTCGATGCGAAGAGGGCGAATAGTGCGCGACCAGATTGGCTTTAAGTTGATAACCGAGCGCGTTGCTTGCATGCGAGAACGCACCACGTCATTGCCAAGTAACACAACCCCCGCAACGCCTTCTGCAAGAATGCGAATGCCGTTTAGTGTGTTATCTGATAGATACTGCGCCTCGTCGATAACGATAAGGCCATGTGCACCATCTAACGCCTCACGAACGCGAGAAGTCTTGCGAGCAAGTGTCATGCCTTGCACATCAGTTCCCATTAGCCTCGCTAGTTCATCAACCACAGCCATCGATGTGCGCGCAAACTCAGATACGGTGATAATCCACACGTTTGGGTTTTCGCGTTGGTACTCGCGAGCTGCTTCGGTCTTGCCAACACCAGAACCTTCATATGCCATCCCCCAACGCTTTAAGCTTTGAGAAACCTGCATGATGCTCATTAGGTTTTTAGTGGTAGGTAGCATCACGAACGCAGGCTCTTTTAAACCGTTTTTAAACTCGGTTTTAACGCCTCTCGCTGCTTGTGCGTTAACCCACTTTCGAAGCATCTCGACATACTTCTCTGTGTCACCTGTGTACTTGCCTTTAAGCAATGCACTTAGAATCTGTTCACCAAAGCCAGCTTGCTGAGCGATATCTCGATTCGAGAAACTCTCGCGCTCTTTGATTTGTTTGACTTGCTCTATAATTTGACTCATATTTGTACTCGCACTTTGTTACTCACCCCAGCGTTGAACGAATGCATTGTTAAATTCTTCGCTACTAAACTCTGAGTAATCTTCTTCAGGCGTGTCGTGTCCAACGGCACGCTTTCTTTTTTGTTCAAAGCCATCAAGGCTACGTGGCATCTCTGGCAACATCTTGGCAATGCTCGGAACAGGACCACCAATATCTGTCTTCTCGTGCTCTTTTGGTGTAAGCGCCTCTGCCAGTTCGTCGATAGTCTTCGTTATCATCAAGTCGCCCATCATTTCAGTGCGAGCCAATTCGCTTTCACCAAGTAAGCGTTGACGACGAGCTGCACCAAGGTCGGTGTAATCAACATCGCTCTCTAGTGGGATTTGACCAATAAGGCGATCATCTTCGGTGAATGCCAATACGTACTGTGTCAAGTCGTATGGGTTAAAACGCAACTTCACTTTAGAGCCGACATACTCATAAAGCAGCGATGACTGATAGCGATTAGTTAAGTGCTTGGAGTAGCTACCAGCATTCAGTTCAACAATGCCGCCGTCATACACTTTCGCTGCTTTGCGTGTACGCAATAAGCAAAGAGCCAACTGAGCGCTGGTGGGCTTAGCAATCGCTGATTGCTTATAGCTACGCTCAAACACTTGCGCGTAACTCAAGCCTTGTCCCATAGCCATTTCAGTACGGCGACCTTCTTGGTTGTTCCACTCATAAACCCATGCATCAAACATCGTTAAAAACGTTTCAAAAGGCACAGCGTTTGCACTGTTGTAGTTGGCTGGCTTATCGGTTATCGATGCGCCCGTGTACGCATTAGCGAAAACTGGATGGCGCTCAAACTGACCTATGCCACCTTTTGAGTGCCAAAGGCGCTCTACAGGGTTTGCACGAGAGTTACCAGAGCGACCTTCGTTATCGTCAATGCCTCGAATCCAGCTAACGGTTGAACCCATCGCTGTGATAGCACCTTCAACTTCGTAGGTATCGAACTTCTTGTGAGTTAGCTTGCCGCTTCCGTCACGTTTAGGGCGTGACAATCGACCAGTGATAGCCTCGCCAAGTGCAACGCTGCCTCGGTCGAGTGTGTATTGAGTTGGAATGCCGAACTTGCTCACCATTCGATGAATGGCAATGGTCAACATTTCTGTGTTCTCGGTTAAATCAACGCTATAGCCAACAATCATCGAGCTGTACACATCAATAAAGGCCCAGATAGTAGGTCTGAATATGTTGCCATCTTCGGTCTTGCAGAACACGCGAGCGACGTGACCATCACCAGCAACAATCTGCATGGCATGCAAGCCTTTGCGAGAACGACGCTGTGATGGCAGCATGCTTTTTTGAAACTCGGCTTTACCAAAGCGTTTGAGCATAACCAGCTCTTTTGGTATTTCGCGCTTAATGCGAGCGGTAAAGGTTTTGATGCAAGGCAGTTCCCAGTCTTTATCTTTACCCAGCTTTTCTAAGCGACGGTAACACTCAGTGACCGTGCCTGATTTCATTTCAGGGCGAAGGTAATCTGCTTTAAAGAACTCCCACGCTTCTTCTGGAATGTGCGCCATGCGAGTTGTACCGCCACGATTATCAAGCAAAGACGGCAACCAATCACCTTGTGGGATATGTTTGGTGCGCAAAGCTGGGCTGATATAGAACCAACGATGGATACGCGCATAGGTGACATGAGATTCAGCTGCAACTTGCTTCATCGCAGCAACCAGCTTCTCACCGCTATCTACATACTTCTGAACACGTAAACATAGTTCAAGCGATTGCTTAGCACGATCCTTTTGAGACTCAGATGCAAGGTCATATTCATACCAAAGCTCATCGCTAGTTGCTTCGCGAACTTCCTCCGTCTCAGCTTGCTCTACTTCTTCCGCAGCTTGTTGCTGTAGAAGAGCAGTGCGAGTTTCGGGGGGAAGGCAGTCGATGTGGTATTCGAATGCCTTAGTACCTTGGCGTTTACGCTTTTGATCAACATTGGCTAATTTATTTAGCTTATTCCTGATGTTATGAACCATAGTAGGCATTCCTACCAAGCCTAAACATTCTTGTGCTGACACGTACATAATTAAGCTGCCTTATTAGCGTAACGACTAGGCCAAATGTCAGAAGGATTAATTCCTAGAGCTTTAGCGATGATTTTTTCACCTTTTGGCCAAGGACGATTCAAAGCATTAGATAGTGTTGTAGGAGCTAAACCAGATTTGATTGATAGCTCTTTAACGGTAAATCCTTTTTTATGTAGAGCAGCAACAATGTCGATTCGATGCATATCTTTTTTTTCATTCGACAT